CTAGTGGTATTCCAGTAATTACAACAGATACCTATGGTCGTTCGACTGTAACTGTAACTGGTGTACAAATTAACCAAAGTCAAGTAACTGGTCTTTCTGGAAACTTGTCAGCATTGAGTGGTTCAATAACTACAACCAGTAGCAACCTTGCAACGCTCAGTGGTCAATACGCCACAACATCAGGTATTGTTACAAACCAAACTGGTTACATTGCAACCCTATCGGGTCAAATGGTTACTGCTAATAGTAACATTGCCTCTACAAGTGGATCGCTTGCAACCCTTTCTGGACAGTTTGTAGCCCTCTCAGGATCATACAGCACAACTAGTGGTAACCTAAATACTACTAATACCAATGTTGCTAATCTTAGTGGTCAATACGCCACTCTTAGTGGTCAATATGCAGCTACTTCAGGAATTGTTACCAACCACACAAGTTACATTGCCGCTACTAGCGGTTCTCTTGCCACTCTTAGTGGTCAATTCGTAGCTCTTTCTGGTTCATATAATACCACTTCAGGAATTGTTACAAGCCAAACAAGTTATATTTCAACTTTGTCAGGACAAGTAGTAACACTTTCTGGTAGTGATGCTAACAAGCTTCCACTTAGCGGAGGAACCGTTACCGGTACTTTGAATGTTAATAGCCCATTCAATGTTAATGGAAACGTTAGCATTACTGGTACAGAAACTATTTCTGGTGCTCTAAACGTTAACTACACGATCAATGCTACAACGCCGACTAACAACCCACCAATCAACTTTGGTGGTGGACTAAGCTATTCTGATGTTAACACAATTGCTGGATTTAACACTAGCGTTAACAACTACAACCAGATTGTTCTACAAAATACTAACTCAGGTACTTCAGCTAGCACTAACTTAAACGTAAGTAACAACTTGGGAACAAGTGGTACTAACTATGGTGAGTTTGGTATGAACTCCAGTAATTTTACTGGTACTGGTGCGTTTAATACTGCAGGAGCAGTTTACCTTGCTTCAGCCTCTACAGACCTAGCTATCGGTACTTATGGTAACAATGCTATTCACTTTGTAACTAATAGTGCAACAGCTGATGCAATGACAATTACCAGTGGTGGGAACGTCGTTGTCGGTAGTGGTTTGACTGTTAGTGGAACATTTACTCTTGCAACAGGTATCACTATATCAACTCCTATTGGTAACTATCCTATAGCAATTGGTTACCAAGCTGGTCAAACTGATAATGGTAATGGTGGTGTAGCAGTTGGTTACCAAGCTGGTCAAAGTAACAATAATTATGGTGTATCTTTAGGTTATCTTGCCGGACAAAATGGAAACAGCAAAGGTGTAGCAATTGGTGCTGCTGCTGGTCAAACAACTAACGCTTCAGGTATTGCAATTGGTTTCCAAGCTGCTGCACTTGGTAACAACAATAGCATTGCAATTGGTTTTAATTCTCAAACTGGATCTAGTGGGTACGCAATAGCACTAGGTACTAGCAGCACAGCAAGTGCTTCAGGTTCTGTAGCAATTGGTATGAATGCAACTGCAACTGGAACAAACCAATTTGTTCTTGGTACATCAAACCATAACGTTCAAGTACCTGGTACCTTTGCTGTAAGTGGTTCTTTGACCGTAAGTGGTACTGCTGTAATGACCAGTGGTTCTGCAGTCGGTGGAGATCTTACTGGTACAATAGGTAATGCAAAAGTAACTAAGTTACAAGGTTACACAGTATCAAGCGGTGCACCTACTGCCAATGCAATGCTTGTTTACAGTGGTTCTCAATGGACCTCAGGTCCTGCTGTAAGCGGTACAACTGGTACAGGTGGAATAATCCCTTACGCTACCAACCCATTGCTCGTAGCACCTCTAGAACAGGTTGTAGTTAGCTCTGGTGTAGTATCTTCAAGCGCTGCTGCTGTTCTCAACACCGTTTCTGGTGGAGTCTATGTCTACACTGCTGCTCCAACATCAGCATGGCAAATCCAAATAACCAATGCTCCAACTACTGTTGGTCAAGCCGTTACTGTCACTGTTGGTACAAATAATGGTTCTACAGCCTACCTCCCATCAGGGTTTACGATCAATGGTTACACTGTTAACGGTGGTACTACGCTACCTGCCCATGGAACAGCATATACTAACACTTATACCGTGACAGCGTACTACCAAGGTGGTTCAATATGGACTGCTGCAGATGCAACAGTAAACTATGATTTCTATGCTATTACATTAATATGTACAGCAGCTAATACGTATGTTATGCTACTCGGACAGACTAAGTTCTAATGTTATTATTGGAGATTAATTTCTAATGCCATTATTCTCATCGTTAAGTGACCTTGCCGCTCGTGCTTATGGACTCCTATCAGGATCTTTAGCACCTATTAGCGACCTGTTTGCAAGAACAACATCAGGATCATTAGGAACAGCAACATCAGGACAACTTTGGGTTGCACAAACTGGTGTATGGTATGCAACGAGCGGATCAGCTACCACATCAACAGCAGCTAGTTCTTACCCATTAGCTACAATACCTTACAAAGCTAGTGCAACAATGACGTTGAAGAGTGCTTCAAACGGTACTGGAATTGCTTTTTGGTGGACAAGTACTGGTAACTGGTGGGCAGTTGTTAACAATGCTTACTCACAAAATAACATAACAAGCTATACCTGTACTGGTGGATATCCTTGCACAGGTTATACATGCGCAGGCTATGGACCAGTGTGTCAAAGCTATTACACTGTTTGTACAGGTTATGGTTACAGCAGTGCTTATGGTGATCCAAATGCTAAGGGAGCAACTACAACGTTGCCTAAGCGAAAGCGTCGTACAAAAGAAGATTCACCAAATACTCGACCCATTGATGTTCCAAAGCCGCAAAACCTTAGTTACGCACCAATTCCACCACCATTCTTCCCACCCTTCTTTCCGCCTTTCTTCCCACCCTTTTTCCCACCATTCTTTCCACCTTTCTTTCCTCCATTCTTTCCACCGTTCTTTCCTCCGTTCTTTCCACCGTATTTCCCACCGTGCATAAGTTATGGATTAGCTTGTGGAGGATACGCTACAGGATGTACATCATATTCTTGCTCTTCTTATGGTGCTTGCGCTGGATACACAGCCAACTACACAACACAGTACTATAACCAGCTAAGCTTGCTACAATCTGTAGGTGGTACAATCACTACAATTGCAACAGGAGTTCTACAAGGGCCTTCAAATAGCACAACAGCTCAGATTAACTCTATCCAAATCGTTACCACTAATAGCAACATTACAGCAACTGCCTTTAGTGATTCTGCATTGGTAACATCTCTGGGAACTTTGTCTAGCAATCAGACTGCTCCAACTGGTAATGTTAGTGTTGGTATTATTGATTCACCGGTTGGCGGAAGTGCCACCCAAGGTAGTACTGTAGGACCATTTACAGCGTTATAATTAATAGAAAGAGACCATGACAAACAAAGAAGAAAACCTAAATAATACGCCTCCTATGTATCGGATTGCTTTTATTCTTGATGGTTTTGTACAAGAAGTAATTGAATGCTCAGAGAGATTTGCAGCTTTATTACTAAGTAAGCCAATAGCAAGAAACATAACAGGACTTGACATACCGGTAGGATTTCAGTATGATGTAGCTACCGATACTTTCACTGATTTTGATGGTGAAAGCCTAGAAAATAATAGGAGTTAATATGGCAATTCCAATCCCAGAAGATCCAATGATAGCTATCAATACTACTAACCGTTTGGCATTTATCCTTGATGGTCAAGTAGTTCATGTTCAAAGTTGCAGTGCTAGAAATGCAGCAATTATGACAAGCCAACCAATAGTAATTGATATTACAGATCATGAACGCGGCGCTTTTATCCAAGTTGGTCTTGGTTACGATGAAGAAGCCGGTGAATTTGCGAGTGAATACCGTTAAAAATGAACGGACAACCAAAGCAAACGCCTTGGGAATTATATTTAGAAAATCTAAAGAATACTTCCGAAGAAACATCTGAACAACGCCCAGCTAGACCATGGGATCTATTCAATAAAAAAATTGGTAGAGTAGAAGACGAATTAGCTAGTGAACGCCTTGCAATTTGCAAAGATTGTCCACGCATTCGTAAGTCATCCATGCTATGTAAAGAATGTGGTTGCTTTATGCCTGGAAAAGTAAAATTACCTAATGCATTCTGTCCAATAGGTAAATGGCAAGCCGTTGAACAAGAACTAGAGGTTAATGAGGAAGACGAAGAGTAATGTCGCGTCAAATCATAAAATACGAAAGTCGTAATGGTTTTATAGATCACATGAGGCCTATGCTTTCCGTTGTACCTGATTGGTACAAAAAAACAAAAAGATGGGTAACTGACGAAAATGGTCAAGAATGGCCTGGAGTTAAACATTGCATCCCATTCCTTGAAAGCCTTACGCTCGGTTACACCATAGTTCTTGAAGAAAGTGTATATGTTCAAAGAACAGAAAACGGTGTAATTATACGTTATAATAATCCAAAAGAACCTGTCGTTAACAATAGGCCAAGTGCAGTAACTGATCCATCACCAGTCCCAGAGGGATATGAAGATGAACATTTTATTTGGTTTGCTAACATAACTGTAAGACCTCCTGATGGTTATTCATTACTTTACACACACCCATTGAATCGTTGGGATCTACCATTCTTAACAAGCAGTGCGGTGGTAGACGATTATGTAATGCCCGGTGCTAACATGTCTTTTTTTATTAAAAAAGGTTTTGAAGGTGAAATACCTAAAGGCACCCCTATAGCTCAAGTGATACCATTTAAAAGAGAAGAATGGGTAGCTAAATCTACAAAAGGTCTTTGGGACATAGCTGATACTACTGTGAAAGCTCCTATATCTGAGTTGTTGAATGGTCATTATAGAAAAAACTTCTGGAAGAAGAAGGTGTATAAATAATGTTTAAAAAGAATAATAAAAACGTACTTCATTATGAAGGCTCCCCAACCGTAGAAAAAAAGGGTATAGGAGCTATGGTTGAAATCGTACCTGATTGGTATAAAAAAACACCAAAGTTTTTAGATAATAAAGATCCAAATAACAATATGCCTGCTATGGGTCTTAAGATGTGTATACCATTCTTAGATGCTATGACAACTGGATTTTATATGTCTTTGCCACAAGAAGTTTATGTAGAGCAAACAGAGAATGGACCATCTATCCGTTGCAAACAACAACCAATGCCAATTAGCAATAGACCTCCAATGACTACAGACCCAATGCCATCGCCAGCTGGTCATGATGAAGAGCATTTTATTTGGCAAACTCAGTATGCTTTCCACCTTCCTGAAGGATATAGTGCAATTCTGACACACCCATTTAATAGGTTTGAACTACCATTTATAACATTTACTGGTATTGTAGACGGTGACTTTTTTATGCATGGCGGCAATATACCTTTTAGTATTAAAAAAGGCTTTGAAGGAGTTATCCCTAAAGGTACTCCAATACTGCAAATTATACCATTCAAAAGAGAAGACTGGGTAGCTAAAAAGAAAAAAGGAGTATGGAAAAGAAGCATGGAAAACCATCCCGAAAGAAGCTATGATTATCAAGTTGGTTGGTATAGAAAAAATATATGGCGTAAAAAAACTTATAAGGTAGAAAGTTAATGTTTAAGAAAAACAAAATATATAATGAAAAGCGTCGTTGGAAAACAATGGTAATCCCTAAGAACGATGAGAACCAAACAAGGTACCTTCGTTTTACGGAATCACGCACTGCAACAAGACTGTTCATAGAAAAAGACAAGAATTACAAATTTTATGTTGTCTCTAGAGGAACTAACCCAGGTAAAGTAAAAGTAGTCGGAATTGCAACAGACATAAAGAGTGCTATCACATTATCTAACCTTGAATTGGAAAAAATCAATAAAGGTGAATAATGATTTATTCACCTGATAATAACTTTTTATTGTTAAAAAATTATAAAGTTGGTGGGAGCTCATTAGAAATAGCGTTGACCAATATAGTTCCAGAAAATGCTACTTGCACAGAACTTAAACCTTCAGAGTATGGTCATATGCCAAGAAACCATATATATGATAATATTGAACTAGAAAACCATGCTTCATATTATGATATATGTGATATATTCGGTGAAGAAAAAATAAATAATACAATTTCTGTTGTCTTTGTAAGACACCCATATGAGATTGTAGCTTCATGGTATTTTCATAAAATGAAAGAATATTGGGGAGAAAAAACCAATGATAATGCTGACCCATTTGAATATGGTGGCGGTTATGACTGGGATGCGTTATCTCTAAAACAAAAAGATTATTTAAATAAAATGTTTTTCTATGGAAAAGAAACAGATTTTCGTTCTATTAATAGTACAAAATGGATATATGCACCAAATGGTGAAATACTAGTTGATCATGTTCTACGATATGAGAATGGAATAGAAAACGAAATAAATAAAATTTTACCAATGGTTGGGCTGCCAAAGATTACAATACCTTACAAAGCAAAAAGCAAATACAAACCACAACATATTACCTATAAAAATATGTTTGGCAAACAAGAACTTGAAACTATACAAAAAGAATGGTCTTGGGAATTTGAAATCTTTGGTTATGAGCCTTAAATGACACTAACTAAGGTTTGGAGCAAATACAATAATCCATTTAATTTTATTAACAAAGGCAACGTAGACGTTGGTAAAATTGCGGATTATTTGTTGAGCAAGAATGAAGATAAATACTTTGATGAACGGTTAAATATAATCCACCATCAACATGGTAAAATTCTAATAGTGCAAGATTACCCCAGGAATTGGTTCTATCCGGCACCTTTCACGCCAGAATTTGAATGTAAAGATAAAGAACTTTGGGCATTAACTAAACCAATAATCGATAAATTAGAAAAAGACTGCGATGGTAAAGCAGCTAAAATATTTTATTTCTTATTGCCAGCTGGAACCAATATCTATATTCATATGGATCTTGGACAATATTTTAGTGCTGTACATAGACATCAAATACCGATAATAACTAATCCTCAATGTGAAACATGGGTTGATGGCGAAACTATAAACATGAAGCCAGGGGAAATCTGGGAGATAAATAATGTTAAACGCCATGCAGTTGATAACAATGGAACAACACCAAGGATTAATTTAGTTGTGGACATAATGCCTATGTGGGCTATAGAATCAAAATAGGAGACAAAATATGCTTAGAGAACAATTTGAATTGCCTTTAAATCAAAAAGCATATGATGACGGCTTTTACGAGTTTCGTGGATTGCAAATAGCCATTGGTGAGGGTGTTTATGCAGAGGCTTATGGAATTGATGTGTTTTTTGAGAACATGTTACTTTTTGTAAAAGAAAAGATTAATTCATTAGAAGGCCTTACCATAATAGACATGTGTGCTGGATCAGGCATGCTCGGCATAGCAATGGCAATAGAATTCCCCAATTCAGTAATTTATGGTGTAGAGAAATATGAAAAGCCATTTTTTTGGACTACAAAGAATGCAGATGGTTTTAAAGAGCAAATAAATAAAAGCAATTCTAAATTCATTCCAGTGATGTGTAGTGCTCTTGATTCAATTGATAATCTTAAACATCTTCATGGTCAGGTCGATTTTATTCTTGCAGGTTATCCATGCATACCCATCCCAGATGACCTTTCAAAAGTGGATACTCTCCCTTACGATCTAACATCAGTAGCTGGTGGCGAAGACGGGTTAGATGTTATAAAAGAAATTTTAACCGCATCATCTATTCTTCTAAAAAAAGGTGGAATTTTAGTAACAACTACTCCAGTAAGAATGTTTAAACATGTAGAACCATTGCTTGATGACTCAGTGTGGAGCGAAACATTTGAATCACCTCTTGAGTTCATGGTTACAGTTAAAAAATAAAAGGTAAATCATGGATGAAATAAAAAGAGAAATATTAGCACCAGGCATCATAAGCTATAGCAATGTAGGAGCAAATATTTCTAATATGGTTCCTGAATGGGAAGAGCATGTTAAAAATGGTTCTTTAAATTGGGCTCCACATTCTTATGTTGGAGAAAACATAAATGTTCCAGAAGTTAGAAAAGTAAAGCTTATGGGTATTTCCAATGATGGTATAAACGAAATAATAGATAGTATAAGAGAACATTTTGATAATGCTTATAAAGCATACGTAGACGATTATTGTGAAAGGTATCGTACCAATACTATTGGATCTGATGCATACCAAATTCTAAAGTATGAAATAGGTCATCATTATAAAGCACATACTGATTGGGATCGTGGTGAGTGGTTTGAAAAAAGAACTTTTTCTTTAACACATTATCTTAACGATGATTACGAGGGTGGAGAAATTAATTATGTTGAATTTGGTTTAAAAATTAAACCAAAGAAGGGGCAATTGATTATTTTCCCTGCACACTTCCCTTATGCACACCAAGTAGAACCAGTTATCAGTGGAGTGCGCTGGGCAATAACAAAATTCTACCACTAATGATTATCCAGATTATTGGGCTTCCTGGATCAGGTAAGACCGCCCTAGCAAATGGTTTAAAAGAAAAAATACCTGTAATTCATTTAAATGCTGATGAGGTTAGGGCAACAATCAATTCAGATCTTGGGTTCTCAAACGATGACAGGGTTGAACAAGCACGCAGGCTTGGTGAGATGGCAAGACTTTTAGAACGCCAAGGTCATAACATAATTGTGGATTTTGTTTGCCCTACGGAAGAGGCAAGAGAGGCTTTTGGCAAACCAGACATTCTTATCTGGATGGACCGTATCAAAAAAAGCCGTTTTGAGGACACCAATACCCTTTGGCAAGACCCAATAAATTACGTTGATTTTATAATCAAAAATGGCTTAACCGTTGAACAAGAAGTAGATTGCATCATTAGTAAATACGGCCTTTAGATCCTTACAATGTAAGACCCTCTATAACTCAACAGAGTATATAGTAATCCCTTTCTAGCTTGCTCTTCCCCAAGAATCTAACCATCAAAGATTGCGTAATATAGCATAATGGCCAATAAAAAACCCAAGAATAATATTACTAGAGGGTACCGTTCAACCAATAATAAGGTCATTGAAGGTTGGACTGGTGGTGAGGGTGGACCACACCCGCCAGAATATAGTAGTAATTATAAGACTATTCTATTTAGTTATTTTGCCACGAACAAAAATGGTAAAGTACCAGAAGGTTGGAGAGGTGGTCAAGGTCCACATGTCCCACCACCTTATGTAGGACCTAAGAGTAGCTTTACTAGAGCATTCTATTCACCCAATACTGAAGCGTATGAGCTTGGTTGGAGAGGTGGCTATGGATTCCAAAAACACCTTGATTACTTTAAGAATGCCATCGCTTTGGCCACAATATTGGTTAATAACCAGTCAAAAATCGGTAGAATTAAACAAGCTTCATCTACGTCTACAAATTTAGCAAAAACCTCAAAAAGTTATATCCAATTAAGATTTGCCATTGCTCTACAAACCTCAGCAATTGTTACTAGATACATTAAGTCAAAACTTAAATCTGCAATAGTTAATTATGTTGGTGTTATAAAGAATAGCAAGCGTTTTACAGGTATTCGTCGTGCTACCGCTAATAGCATTGGTTACGCAAAAGTTACTAAAATCACAAGACATTTTAGAGTTTCTATAGTTAATCTTGTAAACTTTGCATTCGAAGGCCGCATCGATCGATTCTTTAGAAAAGCGATTGCTGCCTATACACAATCAGTAATTATTGTCAAACGATCTAGATTCACCCGTACTGCTAAGGCATTGCAAACCTATTTAGCAACTAGTTTAAAGCCATTTGATCAATATTACAGAAGTGCGATCGCTACTTCAACCAGACTAGTAAATTCTAGTAAAACTTTTAATAGGTTTAGAAAAAGCACTATAACAAGTATAAACATAGCAAATAGCTATAAAACAATCAAACGTATAAAACAAGCATTAGCTGAATCCACGTTCTTGGTTCGTAATATAAAATCCTACAATAATTTTAAAAGAGCGTTTGCCACCAGAGTTTCGCTTATTACATCTAAAAATTCTAACATTAGAAGCAAATTAGTTACCGTTACTAGGGTATCTCTTGTAAAGAGTAGCAGGACATATAATGCCAGAGTCCGTGCTATAGCTATCAATATTGTCAAAACTATTAAAATTGGTAGGTTTATAAGAACCGGTTCAGCTAATGCTATCAACATAGCAAATTCTTATAGAATTAATGTTCTTTTTAAAAAAGCCATTTCTATGGTTATCAACATAGCACGAGATGGAAAGATCGATCGATTCTACCGTTATGCCATAGCTAGAACAACCAATTTGGTTACCACTACTAAACAATCTAGATTTATTAGAGTAGCTAAATCAACCCAAGTAGGCATTACCATTGCAACAAGAATTGTCGTAGCTAGACGCCTCGCAACAGCTAACCGTGCAATGCTCGTTAAAGTCAGCAAAAACTATGGCAAGAACATAAAAGTTATATTCACAGGGTTAACCAAAAATAACAAATTATTTAGATTCACAAGAAGAGCAACGGCAGCAGTCATTAATCTTGCTACTACCAGGAAATTTTCTAGGTTCATTAGAGTTGCTAAAGTAACTGCAACTAATATTGCATTCGATGGAAAAATTGATCAATTCTATCGTTATGCGATTGCTAGAACTACAGGGCTTATTAAAACCACTAAATTATCTAGGTTCAATAGGAATGCCAACGCTAATAGAATAAACCTTGCTAGAACCAATAAACGCCGTGCTACCTATATCAAGACTCTATCCACTAATTTGAGTTTTAATATCAAATCCCATGCATACCGTAAAATTGCCAAGAATATTGTTATATTCATTGGTAAAGTTGTAAGTGGTGGAAAAGTTACACATAAGAATGCTTCAGTATTGCAGAGCGTATCAGCTACTGTAACCAAGGCAAACAACCGTAAAAAATACGCCACTGCCACGGTTAGCTATGAAATTGGTACTACCAAGGGTAGAACTTATCTTAGAAGAGCAATTGCCACAACAGTCGGATTGGTTCGCTATGGACTCAGCCTAGTAATGAATGTAAGATCTATAGAATCTGCCAAGGTTGAGCCAGTCAACGAGGTCAATTTCTATGTTACACCTAACAACCCAGACGTTGTTGGGGAGTACACATCTGAAAATGACCAGCCTGGTGACTATTCAGAGCCTGTGAATAACCTTGGTGAAGATGTAGTACCTACTTAAAAACACCATAGATTATAGGATAATTGAGGAAAATATGTTAACTTTTGCAGTTCTTGATGCTAATAACATAGTGGAGAACATCATAGTAGCCGATTCCCTTGAGACAGCAGAATCTGTTACTAGAACAACTTGTATCCAATATGACGAAACAAACCCAGCATATATTGGCTGGCAATATAACGGAACTACTTTTGTAGATCCAAATGCACAATAAGATAAGGAAAAATAATGACTGACGTAAGACAAACAATTGTTGACTGGGCTAAGTGGTGCGCTGCTAATCACGACAAATTCACATACTCAGAAGGACCACAACGCATGTCCAGCATTGGACACCCAGGCAAACTGCCAGTTATCGCTGACTGCTCAGCCTTTGTGACATTGATGTACAACTGGGCTGGCGCTCCTGACCCAAATGCTCAGAGCTACAACCACACCGGCTACACCGGCACACTGCTTTCACATGGGACTAAGATTGCCCTCAAGGATGTTCTGCCAGGCGATGTAATTGTCTATGGCCCAGGAACCGGTTGGCACACAGCACTTGTAGTTGACGTTACCGGCGCTAACGCAAAGAACCCCCTCACGGTGTCCCATGGACAGGCCGGAGATCCGAGTTATTGCCACGTCAATCAAGATGGTCGTTTGCCACAAACCTACCTACGCTTCAACACTTCTGCAATTAACGCTCAGTCAATCCACACACCACCTGCAAAGTAGGATAAATGGCACGTTATCGTCAAGACTTTGTTTATGGTGTGGCATCGGGTGTTCTTGCTAGTTCTGCACAAACTACTATTACCGGTACCAACTGGCCAACCACTATCCCAAGTGGTTCATACATGCCTATTGTGCTTAACCCAGGTTACTATGGTGCTAGTGGTTCACCAGAAATTGTTTATATAACATCTGCTACAAGCACTGTTGCTACGGTAGTTAGAAACCAAGAAGGCACATCACCTACTAGCACGCCTAGCGGTGGAGTAACTCCATGGATTGCTGGACCACTTATTACTGATTTTGGTGTTGTTAACCAAATCGCCAATGGTGATTTCCCATCGCCGACTGCAAGTGGACAATTCTTTGTTTCAAGCGCATCAGGAAGCAATTCACCTTATTGGTCAAACGTTATCCCTGCTGGTGTAATTCAATATGTATATGATAGTAATGGTGGATCAGCTACATACATTGCAAACACCACAGACATTAATAACATTGTACAAATTAGTGGTAACTGCGTAATTCAATTACCTTCTGGTGGTATTACTTATGGTCAACAGATCACGTTCATTCAACTTACTAGTGGCACCGTAACAGCATTCTCCGGTGGTGCAACCCTTATTTCTACGGGTGCTTTGAACGGTGGCGCCAACCCACAACTTAGAGCACAATATAGTGCTGCTACTGCTATCTACTTGGGTACCACAATGAGTGCAAGCCCAACATGGATCATCACTGGAGACGTAATCTAACAATGCCTATCATCTTCGGTGTTATTGCTTCGGAGGAGTCTGGCCACTTACAGCCACAACCTCCATTTATCGATACCACCTCAGGTGCCGTAGTTATTTCAGGCGGAACAACTTCTGGTAGTAGTTCCACAGTCCAAGTCTATTTTACACCAAACCCTTATGGTCAAAGAGCAACTAATTATGCTATTACTGCTTTTAGTGGATCACCAATCGTTGCAGTTACCGGTACGACTGTTACCGGCACTACAAGCCCAATAACAATTACTTACCCATTTGCTCCTAATGGCCTTTATGAATTTAAAGGTTATGCACTTAATGCCAAAGGTGCTAGTTCTTATGGCAATCAGAGTAATCAAGTAGAACCTTTTGTTGCTACAGCTACGCCGTCTGGTTTATCTGTAAACACTTTATCTACATCTGGAGTACAATTCACATTCCTACCAGTATCTGGTTCTACAAGTTATTTGCTTTCTGCATATGGTTCGTACACAGACCCTAATACACAAATAACAACTACCGATAGTGCTTCATTCACTCTTTCAGGGTCAGCAATGACATATCCAACGGTTACTGGTATTCTTAACCATGGTTATTTTGTAGGTATGACCTACGAATTTTATGTCCAATCACAAAACTTCGCTGGTACAAGTGCTAGTGGAGCAAACATACCTTTAACACCAAACCCATTTGGCTCACCAAAGGTGCCAGTATTTACTGCTACATTATCTGGATCTGTTAATGCTGGTATCAACATTGTTGTAACACCAGACACCAATACATTAGACAATTTGCCTACGGGTTACAATTATGCTGATAGCACTGGTGGTTTTAACAATAGCGTAAGTTATTCTGGAACAACATGGACATTGATCAATTCATCTAATCCAATTCTTCCAGTTAGTACAGTCAACGTTACTGCTAAAGCAAGATCACCATACCCAGATACTCCAGGTACCCCAGTGGTGTTTAAATTCCCACCACAGGCTTCTCCATCCGTTATTTCAACAGTTACCGCATCTGGATCTGGATTTAATTCTTCAACTGCCAATGCAACAATTACAGTTAACTGGACACAACCAACTTTTAATACGCAATACAGTCAACCAACTAACTATAACGTAGTTCTTTCTGGTACAAATGGTGATGTTTATTCTGGTACAACTTCTTATGGCCTTAATAGCCTTGCTTTTAATAATAACTATTATGTAAATACAAATTTCACTGCTACTGTTGTAGCTACTAACTCTGGTGGTAAAAGTCCTGTTGCAACTGCAGGCAGTGCTGTTCAACCTTACATAGTTGCTGTTCCAGGCGCTGTAACTGGAGTGACAGGCGGAGCAGCTGGAACCGCAGAGTTCGATTACCAATGGACTCCTCCAACCAGTGGTGGTCCATATTCAAATATACTTCTATACACTTCACCAGCAACTACTACTCAAACAGTACCTTCTGGTACAAGCCAAGCTTACTTTACTTATAATTTTGCACAAGGAACATCCTACACATTCTATGCTGCTCCATATAATGGAGCTGGTTACTCAGCACCAGTATCTTCAGTGACTGCAACACCTTATCCAGGCTTTGTACCAATAACAGTTTACACTATTGGAGCTGGTGGTGGAGGTGGATGGTACACCGGAGGTGCTGCAGGAAACTTAGTTAATGGTGGATCAGCACAAGCAACAAAAGGACAAACTATATCATGCGTTATAGGAGCAGGTGGTAGTGCAACTGCTGTTTCAACTGCTACTGCTGGAACCGGTGGTAATAGTGGTGCAACTGATTACGGAGTTACTGTATCCGTAATTGGCTTCGGTGGTAACGGTGGAGGACCTGGAACCACTAGCAATAGAGGAACTGGTGGTAGTAACAACTCATGGTCTGGTGGAACAGGTGTTGCTGGTGCTGGTGGTGGTGGTGCAGGATCTAATGGCAATGGTAGCGCAGGAGCTGGTACCACTGGTGGTAATGGTGGACCATCTACCCCTATTGGACCATTTGGAACTATGGGACCATATAACGTCGGTGGTGGTGGTGGTGGTCGAGGTACAGTTACTCAAGGTAATACTCCATCACAATATCTACCAGGAACTGGTGGTTTCTCAGAAAACGTTGGACAATCTGGTTATGTAGCCATACGATGGGCAATTGCTGATTACCCAGGCACTCCAACCATCGTAGGAAGCCACGCACAGTCTACTGATGGAGTATACAACTATGCAGAATGGACCAGCACTGGTTCAATTACTTTTAACTAAGGAAAAATATGAGAGTACGCCCCTTTCCACAATATGCAGTAGAGCCAGTAGGCATTATGACCTACTCACAAGGTGTTCTTACTGACCCTGACAATCAAAACGTTACGCTTAGCATTGTCAATTCTGATAACGGTACGGTTATTGTTCCTGCAGGAACTACTGCTACATACGAAAGCACAGGAACTTACCAATATACGTTGACTGCTAATCAATCATCAATCCAAGGCAATTACAATGTTACTTGGAATTACACAATTAGTGGATCACCAAGAGTATATACAGATAGTATTGTTATTACTGATCAGATGCCATATTGGAGCAACCTTAGCTACGATGAACGTCAAATGGTTACTGGGATTGTTCATAGGTTAGACAAGAGTTTTGACTCCACTGCTGGCGGACCTTACTTACAAGAACTTAATCAAAGTGGTTTTATCATGTATGAAGAAGTTGCAATGATCATGCAAGATGAAGCAATTGACTACATTAACTACGAGTTTCAACCTATCTTTAGCCCAGCTTATGAAATTGGTTTAAATGCTCAAGTCCCATTCCCAAGCACTTATTACGGTGTACTAGCTAGCCAGACTTATGCTCACTTCTTAAAGCACATTGCTCGTAACTATATTGAACAACCTTCACCACAAGGTATGAACGCTGCTTGGATGGATCGTAGAGATTACTACCAGAGATGGTGGCAATTGTACTTATTTGATAAAGAAATTGCTGACAAGCAACTACGTCAAATGAAGCGTCAGTTCATGGTTGGTTCACGCAGAAGTCTCTTGGTTGCTGGTGGTCTTATCCCACGAATGTTTGTCAACCCAGCACGTCCTCACTTCCAATACGCTGCAGCTAACATGGGTGGAGCATAATAAATGTCTGGTATTGATCCACAGCCAGGGCCGGTTGTACCCGGTGCCGGTGGACTATCCACCCAGCAAGAAAGCCCTCTTCTCGTTGTAAAACAACGTGAAATATGGGCTCAGACTGACCAGCAACGTTTCCACGATGAAGCTTTGCAATGGTATGGAGAAGAAGTTATTGTACGTCAACTTTGGCGTGCAGAAGATGCTGCTCTTGGACTTGTAGGATACTGTCAACAATGCCAAGATAGCCCAAACCCATCACAACCTAATGCTGCTGTCCAATCACGAGTTAGCAAAGTATACCGTCAAACGGGTAATAGTTACTGTGGGACTTGTTATGGAACAACATTCAGTGGTGGATTTAAACCAACTTGTTATCACTTATATATGCTAGCTGCTGACACACCTCAAATTCGTATGAATCTAAGCACTGGTCAATTTTGGAAAGATAATCCAACTGTTCAGTTCAGCTGGTATCCAGAAATTAGAACTGGTGACTTAGTTGTTCGTGTAAACGAATGGTACGAAGAAACGCCAACATCGCTTGGAGATAGATTTCAAGTTAGTGCCGTAAGCCCACAAAGCATCCGCACTGGCCCAGGAACAAGTTATAGCCCAAGTGTTTATGTTAACCAAACTTGTACTTTAGAAAACGTATTCCCAAGTGCTCCATACTACAATGTACCGGTGATTTAATGTACGAAGGAATAGCAGCACCAGATGCATTGACACAACGTTTAGCTAGACGTGCAGTCGAGATTGCTCAAGTCATTGGACCACGTAAAAGTGGTAAAGCACTAAACAGTTTGATCCCTTTTTATCAAACTGGTGTAATAGGTATTGAAGTTCCTGATGAAGTAGCTTATCTAATGGATCTAGACCAAGGTATTAAAGCTCACGCAATGGTTGATTTATCAGGAAGAGTTATACCAATTAGGAACACAGACGGAACTATTTCTTTTAGACGAGCTGGCGCTAACCAAATTGGCAATATCCCTATTATTACTAGATTAGCTAAAGATGGAAGAATTAAAGAAAGCAAGCCTGAATGGGTATATCCTAAGAAGCCTGCATTGAAGGTATTAGAAAATTCATTAAACGCAAGCGTTGAAGAATGGAAAAGAACTGTTACTTCTAAAGAAGTATTAAATCTTTTGATGCAGACTGATGCAAAAGACGATTTAGGAGAAATCTTTTACGGAAAGAATATGATATAAAATGTTTACTACAGCCGTAAAAACCGCAATCGTTGAAGCACTTCAAGCCGGGTTCTCAGCTCTAGCATCTGCTCCAATTGATACTAGCCTCGATCTGGTTCCAAACAGCGTAACAATTGAGTATCCACTCGAACTAGTTGCATGGCCAGCAGTCTTTGTGCAGTTCAGACCAAGTAAAATTCAATGGTCAGGTCTTAACCCAGACATTTATACAGCTGCTTCAGGCGGTATAGTTATTAGTGGTACAACTTATTCTGGAACTCAAAGTTCAAGAACAGGCTACTTTGAAGGTAGCATAGATTTACAAATTATGGCTATGCACAGCGAAGAGCGAGACCGCCTATACGATAGCGTTGCTAATTTGATCCTTATGGGTCAGGGTAGCCCAGCTAGCACAGCGTTTTTTAATAGCATTGTTAACAACAATTTGCTGGGTATGACCTTACTTTTGGATACTTTTACCCCATTAGGTGACAGCGTTAGCGTTGGGACCCCATGGAGTCCAGAAGAATTGACTTATGAGGCTAGCATAAGAGTCCAATGTATAGGTGACTTTTATGAGAATAAGTACAACTACGTACTACCTGAATTCACAATTGTTACCGCTAGCGGAACTATGGTTGCTAACCCTTATTCTACACCAAATGAAACAAATACCTTATAATAAAACTGGTAAAAGAAATACTGTAAAACAATCGCGATTATGCATAAGGCATTGAAGGAGAATGTATGCCCATTTCCAACTATCAGATTCCAGGTGTTTATGTCACGCAGTCTGGCACATCGCTGACAGCTATAAACCCTACAAATCTTAATATTCTATTGCTTGCTGACCAGCCTGTCGCTGGTAGCAATACTGACACGTTCTATAACATCACTGCTACATCCGGTGTAACAATCGGTCAACTTACTACCCCTATGGTCAACACGACTTCAACGGGTACTTACACTTCTTTCTCTGGTTACACTGTAACTTGGGTTAGTGGTAGCACAACTGTTACTGGTACTTACGGTGTTAACTTTACTGTCAGCACCGCCAGTGGTCAGCCTTTTAGTGCTATAACTACAGTTGGAACCACAACTGGCGTTGGACTTCCAAGTGGAACTGTTTCTGTTACATACGGTCACAACTGGGCAGCATACGGAACTTATTACGATTTTAATACACTCACCAACACAATTGGTGCTGCTATCAGTGGAACAACAATTAATAATCCAGCTGTGCTTGCTGCACAATTTGCATTCCAAAATGGTGCAAATGTTGTACAAGTTCTTCCTGTAGCTCGTATTTCATCAAGCGGACAAAGTGCTGCTACTACTACCGACTGGAACCGTGCACTTGCAACTAACGGTACAGGTAGTGACCCAACATACCTTTCATCATTCGCTGGCGTAGACGTAATTGTCCCACTCTATGGTTTTGTTACCAATGGGCAAGTTACTGCTTACGCAAACGGTACGGTTGCTAGCACATTGGCTGCGTACCTTACTAGCCAAAATAGCAATGGTAATTACCAGCGTGCCTTCCTTGGTTTTGATGGAACCTCTAACCAGATCACTACTTCAGGTGTGCAATCATTTGTTGGTGGAATTGGTGCAAGCAATGCAGGTACACGAGTCAGTGTTGTATTCCCAGGTTCTATTAACTACAACCCAGGATTGAATACTAATACTGGACTTACCAACGTTAACTTCAATATCCCTGGTTACTACCTTGCTGCTGCAATCGCTGGTACTTTTGTAGGACAGACTCAAGTTAGCACCCCTATTACAAATAAGATTGTTTATGGATTTAATTACATCCCTAACCAAATTAGCCTTACGGACGCAGCTACTAACTATCTACCTTATGGTGTTACTACAGTTTACCAAAAGCGTGACGGTAACCTCTGGATTCTACAGGGTCTTACAACTAATGTAAATAACTGGTTGACACAAGAAATATCAATCAATGCTGTTGGTGACCGCTTAGCTAACAACGTTCGACGTGACTTGGTCAATAGTGCACTTATTGGTGGTCCTTTGACACAGATTACTACTGGTGCTGCGCTTTCAACAGTGCAAGGTACTTTGATCAATGCAAAGGCATCTGGACTTATCCAAAGTTACCAGAATATTAATTACACAGTTAACCCATCTAACCCAACGACTGTAAATATTACTTTCCAATATTCTCCGACGTATCCGATTAATTACATCCAGACTACTTTGAGCCTAAATACTCAAACTGGTACCGTAATTACGAATAATACTCAGAGCAATCTTGTAGTCTACTAGGAGCAATAAAAAATGGCAACTTCACTATTTCGCGTAGGTGGACACTATACTGCGTTCACCTACAATGGACAGGCACTAGCCTATGCTCAGGTTATCAATGAGCGAGGCCCACAGCCTGTAGCACAACCACAGCCTATCCAACCTTTGGATAACGCTTACCCAATTGAGATTGCTTTGCCTGCTGCTTTGAATGCAGGATATCTCGAAATCACATTCCTAGAACAATGGAATGCTGAAGTATGGGCACAATTGGGTGCAAACTTTGCTAATGCAGCTGACCTCCTTGACGTGTTCAAGGCTCAACTTGCTCAAGGCGAAGTCCAGTGCATAAAAGTCATCAATAAGCCAGACGGTACCCAGCGTAGAATTACTTACACTGGTTGTGTCGTAGTTAACGTCACAGTTGATGAATTAATCCAAATTGGAACAATGACTATTCCCAAGACGATTACAATCATGTACCGTCAAAGAACCGAAACTCTAAATTAAGAAAGGCATGAAATAAAATGTCCGTACGTTCATATGTAATTCAATTGCAGGCAGGAGTGGGTCAAGCCATTCTTCCTGATCACCGTAAGATGGTCCCAGGTGTACAATACGTGGTAGATGCTGATACGTTCTCAAAGATTAGCCTAGGTGCTCGTCAGAATGTTATCAAAGTTGTCACTGTTAACACTGACCTTACCACTGCTAGTGGTGGTTTTGTACCTGCCCAAGTATCAAATGGTGTAAATACCCAGTTGTTTGGTGGAAATGGTCCACTCAGCCTCCTCGGTACTGTAAGCAACACTCTTAGCACATTCAGCATTGCTGGTTTTGCTGCTCAAGGAGCTGCTGCTGGTGGAACCACTGGTGCTGGTGCTGGTATTGGAACACCACAAGACACACTACTAGGATCTTTCCAACCTTACTCACTAACTGGTCCTGATGGTGCTCGTTACCAACTCGTTTATAATGGAACTGCTACTACCATTTCAGGTGGTTGGGCAACGGTATGGCAAGACGAAAGCAATGGTTACGTATCAACTGCTTCTGGTATCACATACCAAGTCAAGCAAGATGGTCAAGGCGTTTCATATGTTATTAGCGCCAATACAACTCTTAGCGGTGTAAACGGAAACGTTACTACTGTTGGTACTAAGCAAGGTGCTTTCTCAGGTGTTGCACTTGTTAACATTCCTGCTGGTTACTTTGGTTTCACTCAAATCGAAGGTATTTGCCCATCAGTTGCTGTCGTTAGCGGTACTGCCGTTGGAACTGCAGTTGGTGTTGTAGCAACTAGCAACGCTGGTTACCTTGGAGTTCCTGCTTCAACTACCACAGCTGTTAGCTCACTTGGTGTTGTAACTGGTAGCCCACTTGCTAATAACATTGCTGGTACAACGCTTACTACTCCTGCTTCAGGTACTAACGGTCAGTTTTTTGCTCAAGTTGAACTCCGTAGCCGCAGAAGCAAGAAGCCTTACAACCGCTTCCTTAACAAAAACTAATTAAGCTAATGTGGTAGGCTTTGAATAGAAGCCCTAGATCCAAAGGAAACATGACAACGAAGAATGGAATCGGATGGGGGAGTGAAGACCTCCCCCAGACCGAAACAAGTAAGAACATCGATAGCTTTCCAGAAGAATGGAAAGATGATTTCGAAGGCCTGCTCTTTTTAGGTTATTTACAACGTGAAGTCACAAAAGTGCCTTTCCACAAGTTTGTGGTTAGAACATTGACTATTAACGAAAAGCTAGAAATTAGTCTATTGACAAAGCCGTACCTAGATACTGTTGGGTACGCTCGTTCTTACAAATCTGCTATCGTTGCTGCCGGATTGGTTAGTGTTGATGGTAGGGATCTAATCCCTGGTAATAAAAATATTAACGTAGTTAGACAAAAGTATGATTACGTAGTCAATAATTGGTATGATACTATTATTGATATTCTTTACGAAGAAATTGATTCTCTTGAAAACCGTGTAATTATGGTATTGCAAGAACTCGGTATTATTGAACCAGTTGTCCCTTTTGATATCTTTGAAAAGGTAGAAGAGGAACTGGATATCCCAAAAGATGGGAAGTAGATCCGTATGTGATCGAGAATAGTGAGATTGCCAATCTTACTGGTGTTTTTACCAGAGGCAACCTCAATGTAGTACAACAACAAATCCTTGTAACGCATACTATCCGTAAACGTAGACAAGAAAATGAGTTAGAAGAACTTCGTTTTGAACAGAATCTGTTTATAAACAACCCAGAGTTCCATAGCATTTACATGAAGAAAAAACAAGAAGAGGAAGAGATGGGCGATGTCGTCTGGCTTACTCCTCAAAGTATTGAAGAACAACGTGAGCTCGATAAGGTATTCGCAGAAATGGCAAAACCTCAACAAAGAACACCTGAAGAAATCGCCGCTGACGCAGCTTTTGTCGAACAAATGACTTTAAACAACCCATTTGATGGCATAGATATAGACGAGATAGGAGGTGATTAATGGCTACAGGTGATCCACTTGAGATACCGGTAAATTTTCAAGATAATACCGGTTCTACAGTACAAGGTTTTCAACAACTCGCTTCTGTAACAAAACAAATACGTGACGACGTAGAAGCCATTGATACCGCTATTTCTGGCGTTACTGATCGTGCAGACAAACTAAGAGGTTATTTCCAAGAAAACTTAGATGTTGTTACTGGAATTAAATCTATTTTAGAGATTGTATCAACACAAGCACAAGCTAACCAAGCTACATTTAGCAACCTTGTAATGCAATTGCAAGAAATGATGAATAGCGCAAGAGGCCTCGGCGGCAATGCCAATATGGGTCAAGCTATGCAGATGCTTGGTTTTGGTGGTAACACTGGTGCTGGTTACTTTGGTAACACTGGTTCTGGTGGATATAGTCAAAGCATCACTTCATCCGTAGACTTTTCTACTGACCCTAACGTACAAAGAACTTCCATTAATAACAGATTCGCTGGTAAGTCTAGAGACTTTAGCGATCTTATGTCAGGAATATCTGGTGGCAATGGCAATAATATAGTACCACCAAACGCACCTCCATCTGGTGGATATGACGAAGAAGACGATGGTAGAAAAAGAGTCTTTGGCAATGCTCTAAGCCAAATAATTTCACCTACAGTTAATAATCAAGTGCCTAACGATTCTTTGCAAACAAGGCTTCAAGCGCAACTTAAAAATAATTATTCAAATATTGCTGATAGCATTATTGCTCAAAAAAAAGAAGGCAGAGCAGCAGAAGTTGCCTACAGACAATCTACTAATTTAATTACTAGAACACTTGGAAATAGAGCTGGTAGCTTTTACAAAAGTGTTCTTGGTAATCTTGGTATTGATAGAGAAACACTTAGACAAGCTCAAGCTGAAGCTAAATATGAAAATGTTCTTGATGCAAATGGTAACCCAACGTATTATCCTGGTAGTACCATACCAATTCAACAACGCACAAGCGAAATCGTTTCCGGTGGCACTGAAGATAAAATGCTTAAAATTGCTGACCACATTACAAGCATATTTGGATCTAAACTATTAACAAAATTTACTGAATTTGCTGGCTATGCAAATATTGCATCCGGAATTTACGGGGGTGCCGTTGCTATTGCTAACCAAGCACGACAAATTACTGGTTTTGCCCAAGCACAAGGACAAAACGTTGGTCAAGTAGATTATGGACGTAGCGCTGGACAAGCCCTTAGTGCTTTTGTACAATCTGGATTTAATCTTAATCCATCTTTCAGTATGGCCGATGTTATGCAAGCTCAAAACAATGCTCAAGCTCTTGGTCTAAGAGGCGGAAACATACAACAATATGTTAATAATGCTTTGCAATTTAAGACACAATATGGTTTAAATGCACAACAAACTCAACAAATCATTGGTGGTGGTTTAGCTGCCGGTGTAAACATGGGCGATACTGCTAACGCTTTTGCTTATGTACGTCAACTTGAAAATAATACTCAAACAAGTACAGCATATGGTAATCAAGCTTTTATGACTGGAATGTCTCAATATGCTGCTGGAGGAGCTACCGGCGTTGTAGCTGCGCAACTAGGTGCACAAGCTGCTCAATTTGGTGCAGGAAACTTTGTTTTGCAAGCACAAGGTGCAACTGGTACAGAGTTGTTAGGAACACAATTAGGCAATGCTTTGATGGCGCAAGCTCTTGGTACAAGTTACATGGGTCTATATGCAACAGAACGTAAATCTACTTCAGCACAATTGCAGACTGCTACATATACTTCTGATGAACAAATCCTACATTGGGCACAAATTGATACAACAACTGATTATCAAGGTAGCCAAAAAAAGTTTGATGATAAAAACGCTGGTCAATATATGATCTTATCTGCTATCATGAGTCAACCTTCAATGGGTTCTGCTATAAATAAACAAGGTGACACACCACAACACGCAGGTAATTGGGCATGGGGCGTTGTAAAACAAGTACAAACTGCAAAAAAATATGGTGCACCTGTCGCATTCACTGATGCTACTGCTAGCGGTAATGTAAAGAAAATAGTTGATCAGACAAATCAAGCTGCTCCAGGCGGACAGCTTCGTATTAGAGGTGCTAGTTCAGAATATGTTTTTAAACAAGAACAAGAACATGCTCTAGAAGCACTTAATAAAGTAACTCAAGGTACAATCAATGTGCCAAAATCTGTTTACCAAGAAGCTTATAATGCCTATCAATCAGGAGATTATACGACTGCTACACAAGATATTTATGGATATAAAGCACCAAGCAATAACAATAATGCATCAACATCACATGTTAGCCTTAGTTTTAATCCATCTACTGCACAAGCTCTTAGCTTTTCTATGCAAAACAATGCAGCTGGTTATACTACTGGCACTATACCACTTACTAAAATACCAAAACATTTATGATAAATTATGGCAGTTAATATCGTAGGAGGCAGTCAAAACTCATTAGACCAACCATTGTTGGTTAGTTCTGCCACGATCAAAGACAATTATACTGGTAAAACTTATACTTTCCCTTTTAATGTTAATTCGTTAAATTGGTCGTACCAAGTAAACTCACAAAGCTACGATACTATTGGTGGCCGTGTAACTCAAATATTATCTGTAAGAATTAATACTATGCAAGTGCAAGGTGATGCTGGCAGTAGAGGCACTCTTATGGAATTATATGAAATCTTTAAAACTGTACAAGATAGCCAAAACCAGTCTAAAAAACCTATGACTTTTAGTATTCCTAGTAGAAATTTATCTTTTATGGTATTTTTACAAAACTTTCAAATGGGTTGGGATATCACTACAGTAACTTACCCATACTATCTTACTTTTGAAGTGCAACAAGATCTTACAAAAGTTGTTACGCAAAGCGCCACTTTAAAAGCTCTCAATAGTTATTCAGCAACCGCTGGTGGCATTGGGTTTAATGAATTATGGACTGGTCTTAGCACAATTTCTCAAAGTACAAAAACCGCAAATATTCTTCAAGCATTGGAAAACTCTAATGCTTCTCAACTTTTTACAACTGGTAGTTAATTATGGATAATAATACAAACATAAACAATGTTGAAGGTATGTATTCTGCTAATTGTAGGATATCAACACCTATTCTTTATCCACAAGCTAACGTAAAAAGTTTTAATGGATTTGCATGGAGTAATAGTATGGGGATGATACACGAAACATCTCCTATAGTAGATGAAGGTTGGCAGCAATGGCTGGGAACGCAACAATAACATTATTTGATGGTAAAAAATTAACTACATTTGAAGTATGGTTGCAAAGCATTAGTACTAGTTCAACTAATCAATTTTTAACACAACAAACACGAGACGGGATATCTTGGCTCCCTATTAGACGTGCTGAAATGTTTGCTAATTTTACAATTGTTTGGTCATTGGTTAGTCTTAAGCCAAAAGGTACCGAACCAGATCTTGGTTTTGAAGATATTGATCCTACTGATGGTTTTTCAAAATTAAACAAATTTCAAGATGCTATCAATGCTCATCAAATAGCTTATGTTAATGGTACGACTGCAGCAACAATGGAATTAAATTATTACAATAATTCTGATCCAACTTTACCTACATATAATACTATTATTAGCAAGAACCCTTTACAACCGCTAAAATATAATGGTTGGATACAAATTGTAGAAAAACAATTTGTACGTTTTAAAAGTTATTTTGTTACTAATTATACTATGAATATCTTAACAAAAAATATTGCAAACACCCCTTCATCTTCTTTGGAAGCTGGTTCTAAGATTACATATGCACCTTCTGCTTATGATCAAGAAGCATACGGTGCTAGTTGGGTCGATCTTTATGCTACTGGCATTGTACAAGGAGCAATTAATACAAAAGCAAGTAGCATTAATAGTCAAAACGGTGGAGTGCCAAGCGCATGAGTATTGAAACTGGTCAATCCGGAACTTTCTTTTATACTCCTGATATTAGTGTTGTTGTTAATACTAGTTCAGGGCCTGTAGATATATCAGCAGATGTTGTTGACTTTAATTTACAAAGACAAATTAATGCCGTAAGTACTTTTACTTGTACCCTTAATAACCCAGGGTTTAAATATAACTATGATGGTGGTTCTACACCTATATCAACCATGGATCGTATTGTAGTGTTCTTAAAAAGAACTAGTTACGTACAAGTATTTACTGGTTTTGTAACATATGCACCCCTTGTAACTTTAATTCCTACTCCAATCCAGATCCAAGCTACTTGTACGCTTAGAATATTGCAATCAACTTACTGGGATGACACGCTTATCCAATTTCAAAATCTTCTTCTTAACTATATGGACTCTGCTGCTCAAAGCAGCAACAGCACACTTAATGACGGTGGTATTGCGCAAGCAGTCGTCAATGTCCTTTATAACGTATGCAACTGGAATCCAAATAATATCCACATCCAAGGTATTCCAAATAGCTTTATTAATTTTACAGCGCAAGTATATAGTAATTTGATTAGTTCAGCAAATGGACTAGACCAGAACTCTGTGCAAGAATTAAGTAAAATTATTAGTGCTGCTGGTGTTTCTAGTGGGCAAAATGCAGTAACAACTAATTCTGCAGGCGTTGAAACACTTACAAACAACCAAGCACCTGATGGTGGTATTGGTACTAAAATTTCTGTTAGCCAAGCAAAACCATTTATTACAACAGGAATTGGTGGGAATCCAGCTTATTTCCCAGGGCCTAACTCAATGAACCCAGTTAATTCTTCATTGATTACTGAAGACATTTATTATTGTTCAGCCCCATTTTCTTATTTAAATCTACAAAACCAAACTGAAATTAATAATGCCAAAACTTGGTTGGCACAAAACCACGTTACGGGTAAAAACGATGGAAGACTTTTACTATTAATCAATCAAAGATATAATAAAGTTGTTGCTGTAAGAACAACTAGTGTTCCACAAAAAACTACAGGAAAAAACAACCAAGCAATTGTTGATAAAAGTGTTGATTATTTTCAAGTACACCCTGGTGTAATAGCATATCTTACAAATAACGCAAACGATCCTAAATCGTATGACCCTAAAAATGCTACAAGCAGTATGTACTCAGAAGTTACTTACTTATGGGCAGATCAAACTGTAGTTAACGTTGGTCCACAGAATGGTCTTAATTCAAATCTTATTCAAACAAATGCTAGTGTTAATTCTCAAGATGTATTAAACAATACAGCAATCGTTAATTCAGTTATTAGTAATATGAGAACTCAAGTTGGTCATACTAAATATGTTTATGGTGGCAGAACTCCAGGGGTTGGTTTTGATTGTTCTGGTCTGGTTCAATGGGCATGGAATACAGAATTTAAAAAAAGAAACGTCAATGCTTCATTGAATGCTAATACAAATTCTCAATTTGGTTCTCTTGCGCCGAGTGACAAACAAATGGTCAACGGTCCAGTTCCTTTAAACAACCAAATTTTAGGAACATATTTTGGTGTGAATGCGCAACCACAAGCTGGTGATGCTTTGTATTTTTATAATATGCCAAAAGCAGGTGGAGATAATACACCACCACCGAACCACGTGGCAACATTAAGCATTGACTTTGGTCAACCTGGACCAAATGGTGAAAAAGCTAACCCCGATCAAGGTTGGTACATTGCAGCACAAACAAGCTCAGGGCCATTAAAAGATCAAATTGTTGAACAACCAATATATTGGAGCCAAATTGTTGGCGGTTATAATAATAAAAAAGCTCAAAGCAATGGTTCTATTTATTTAGGAGCTAGACGACCTTTGTCATTGTTTGGTGGCGCTACTACAACTTTAAATTCAAATAGTTCAAACAATGGTAGTTATTATAATGCTAATGACCCATCACAAAGGTCTGCTTTAAACCTTACCAACGCTTTTAATACTCTTTTTCAAGCTCCACAATTTGACGTAAGAGCAAGTGTTATCCAAGGTTCACCAAGAGCGTTTTTACTTGATAACCCAGTAATGCAAGACATTACACAAATTATGGGTGCTGGTCTTCGTCTATACCAAAGTGCGCCAAATGGTGACTTTGTTGCCTGGTTCCCTGATTACTATGGTATTTATGGCACTGATCCAGTTATGGATATTAGCCCAGTAGAAATTATGGATTTCCAAATTTATCATGATGACAACCAATTAGCTACTCACGTAGGTGTCATCGGTGATACTACCGGTATTGGTCAACAAGTTAGTTTCCAAGATTATATTACAACAAATGGTATTGTTAGCATCCAAGATACAAGCACTATGGAAATTTTGTTTGGTACTTATTTGGTTCAAAACAATACTAATAACAATACTACAGGAAATACTCCAACATCTACTAACTTAAAAAATGTCCTTACATTTTTGAATAGATATGGTATGCGACCAATGGTCCAAGAGCAAAGTGTTATTCACAGTCATGCTATTGAATATTTATATGCTTTACAACAATTTATGCTTCAATGGGTTAACCAATTTGTTAGCACTGTCCAACTTACATTTATGCCTGAACTTTATCCAGGTATGAGAATAAAGATAAACATGGATCAAAATAACGTTTATCATTTTTATGTAATGGGTGTTACTCACCAGGGTAGCCGTTCTGGTGGATTTACTACACAAGTACAATTAACTGCTCCTATGAAGGGTAATAAGATTCTTCACTATGGGCTTGATCTAGTGCCGAATGTAATATCATGAGTGTTACAGGAAATCCATATGATAAAAAAATGGGCGTTATTAAAGTACGCCTTACATCACTTCCACAACTTCATCCTTTTAGCCTAGCAAACAATGCTGCACAAAATTATTATTGTCTAGCTTTAGACACAAAAGGTTTTCAAGTTGAAATCGATCTCCAAGCTATGCCACCAGGAGTTACACTTGCTCAATTACAACCTAACCAAGTTTGGTGGGTAGAAAAAAGAACAACATTATATAGGTTATATCTATACGGTGGCATATTTGATAGCACAAAAAATCAAGTAGTTAGTACAACACCTCTACCGAGCAGTGCAGCAACAGGAGGAGTACCTGCAGGAACGCTTCTTGATTTTGCTGGCCCTGTTGCACCATCTGGGTATCTTCTATGTGATGGATCTAGTTATTCTACAACTACATATAGTGGTCTATTCAATGCCATTAGTTATACATGGGGTGGAACTGGATCTAGTTTTAACGTACCTGATCTTAGAGGTCGTACAACGATTGGTGCAGGCAGTGGTACAGGGCTTACCCTTAGAGCTTTAGCTACTTATAGCGGTGAAGAAACTCACGTATTGGTATCTGGAGAAACTCCTTTAGTAGCTCACTCCCATGGATTCTCAGTGCCTGCACAAACAGGCCTTACAACTAGTACAGGAACTAGCAATACTGTCAGTTTGAATACAGCCGGTGGATCTACTGGTTCAGGATCTACAGGAACTGGTACTACCAATTCAACTACTACTGTGGCAGGTAGTGCTAGTATTAGTTCTGGTACTACAGGAACCGGTACTGCTAATATTAGTGCTAGTACAAGTGTAAGTATAACAGATCCTGGTCACACACATAGTGCTGGATCTTATGCTTTTATGGTATACAACACTACTGGTGGTGGAAACCTTTATGGTACCGGAACCCCTAGTAACCACTTTGGTACTGCTAACCCAACTCAATCTGCAACAACAGGTATTACTTCTAGTGCTACTACTTCTGGTAGTGACTCTGGTCACACTCACAGTCTATCTGGTGTTAGTGTTAGCATCCCTTCACTCACCGTTAATGGTGCTACTATACCTGCACTTTCGATTCCATCTCTTTCTATTGCTTCTCAAGCAGTTACCGGTAGCGTATCTATTCCTGGTCTTGCTTTTACAGTGCCTGCCCAAACGGGGCTTACAACCAGCGGAAACACCGCTACAACAGCTTCTGGCCACAATAATATGCAGCCATATGCCGTAGTTACCAAGATCATCAAGTATTGATGTATAAAAAGCCCTATTTTGCCTAAGATACTATGAAGACTATAACAGTTAGCAACGGTGATATTAAACTTAGTACAGGAAAAATACAGTTTTCCACAGGTAATGCTAAGTTAGTACAAGACATATCTTTATGGCTAAAAGAACCCATTGGCACTGGATTCACCACGCCTAACTTTGGTAGCCTATTGCCACAATTGGTTGGTGGGACACAATCTGCATCAACCATTAGTACAGTAACAAACGAAATCATTCGCGTATTACAACTATACCAGGGTCAACAAGCATTATATCTACAACAAGCACAAAATACAGCACAGCTTGCCAACTGGAATAAAAGTGAAATTATACAAAACATTGTATCGGTAAATGTATCGATACAGAATACAACAATATTTGCCGCTATTGCTTTAAACACTTTGAATAACAATACGGTAAATCTTAATCTGACGATCAATAGCAACGGAGTGAATATAACTAATGGCTGATACCTCAGGAGTTCTCGCTAGGCTACAAGCCGCCCTTTCAGTATACGACCCCACCTGGGACGTCAGCGTTGGTACAGCCACGTATAAAATCCTAGAATCTGTTGCAAAAGAAATTGCTCTTGCTAACAATAACTCTGTTCTTCAAACATATAGTTATGATGTTAACACAAAGAATGGTATTGAATTAGATACATTTTGTAACTTGTTTGGTGTTTATCGCCAATTTGGTAAAAGAGCTTCTGGGCTTGCAACTTTTTCTGTTAATACTCCATCAACTAACATTATTGATATCCCACTAGGTACACAAATTGCTGTACCAATTGGCACTAATTATACGTCTGCAATTTACTACGCAACTTCTGCACCAGCAATTATTGGCGTTGGTAGCACATCCGTTGACGTTCCAATCATTGCAACACTACCTGGAGCTTATGGCAATGTACCAACTGGTGCAATTACTACAAAAGTTAGTTCACTTGTTGGTATTACATCAGTAGTTAACAATAGTGCAATAACTGGTGGTCTTGACCCAGAAAGTGATGCTTCTTTACGAGCTAGATGGCAAAGCACAGCTTTTAACAACAACATTGGTACACAAGGTAAGTATATTCTTACTGCTCTTCAAGATCCAAACGTAACTCTTGCTAACACAGTTAGTCAACAGACTTTCTATAGCGAACAACTACAAATTAATTCATCAATCAGTGGAACAGGCAATGCATTTACCATGCTGCTTGTAGCTTATTCTGGTATGACTAGCGTAATTAGTGGTACTACTTTTAGTGGGACCACAGTCGTTGCAAGCAGTGGATTTACCGGTTCAGTTACTGGTAGTGCGTTAGCTTCTGGAATAACTGCAATGATCAGTGGTGTTGCACCAAACTATCAAATTGTTGCATCACCTAACTCAAATACTAATACAGTCAATGGAACAGGTGTTTTAATTAATTATAGCGCAGGTTTACCATATCGTATAATGATTGGTAGCGGTACTTCTATCCCAGGTGCAAGCGTTACTACCAGTGGCGTTACCACTGTAAGTGGTGTTAGTTACTATAGTTATATTCAAAGTGCAAACCCTGACATTGGTACTAGCGGTACATTGTCATATAATGGTACTTTTGGTGGATATGTCTACCCGCAGGGTAATGAATTAATTGGTTCAAACCTTAATACGCCTTCACAAATAGTATACGCAAACAACACTGATTATTACTATCCTACAAACCCAACTGCCCCTCTAGTAGTAACTATTGCAAACAATGCCAACCAAACTGCACTATTTGCTGGCAACCAAATACAATTAATTTCAGAATATTGCCCAGCATCAAGTAGGTCTATAACACTTGCTAGTGGTAATTTTATTGATATCTTTATTAATGGTACGTCAGCTTCTTCAGCAACTGAACAAGTTGTTTTTAATCCATCATTTACTTTAAGTTCAGGCAACGCGATTGCTAGTCTAAACACTGTTAACTACACATTGGCTAGTGGTGCTGTAGCAACTACAAACTCAACAATTGCTAATGATATTTATATCCCATTAAACCAACAACCTGTTATCAACTTCCCATCTCAGTTGTCTACATCAACTAGTGGAATAGCAGACAATATTTATCTTTACAATGTTGGCACAAGTAGTGGTACTACTTACCCAATTGCTTTAAATAAATATCCATGGGTAACGTTTACAGGTACGGTTGTATCAGGAGCAACTACGAATGGAACAACATTTATTCCAGTAACAAATGCCAATGGTCTATCACAGTTATACCCAGGTTTAGCACTCGCTAATAGTGCAATTGCATCAGGATCTGGTTACTATATTACACAAGTAACATCCAGTGGTGTTTATGTAAATCAAAATATTACTGCACCATCAGGTACTGCAACTACAGCAGCAATTAGCGGTAAAACTTTAGTTTACCCAATTTATGACACAACAGACAATAAAAATAGTGTACTACAAACAACTGGCCTTGCATTTGATGTAACAACGCCACCAAGTGGTTGGCCTGCATTGCCAACACTTATGTCATGGTTGAAATACAACCATAATTATAATAGCGATGTAGTTTCTGTAGAAACGTTGGTACAACAAAGTAGACCATTAGGAACAAACACTCTTGTTCACCAAGCAAACTATATCAACCTGGTTCTTAACCTTAGAATTGTGTTCTCATCTGGGTTTACTCCAACTTCAGTTGAAACAAATATTGCTAATAACCTTGCTACTTATTTTAGTAGTTTTTATTATCTTGGAAGTATTTCTTTCTCGACTCTTGCAGCTCAAATCCTATCAGTGCCAGGGGTATCAAACGTTAAAGTAACAAGTATTAATACTGTTGCTTTAGATGGAACAATACTCACTACACAATCTAGTGATTTTAACCTTGCAAGCAACCAATTACCATTGCTTAACGCAATTAACTTTACAGTTAAGGGAAATAGTAATTTCTAATGGCTGGTAATCTTTTCCCCACTGCTTTGCACTCTACCTTTATACAAAAGGTAAGTAATTTTCCAGATGATATTTATGATTTTAATAGTGGTGATGACCTCACCACGTTAATGAATATTTTGCTTGGCAACAGTGGTACTGGACAACTTAACAACCTACAGCTTGCTGCAAGGCTTGGTCAGCAAAATATAGAATTTAATAATTTAGATACAATACTTGGATTAATTCTTAATGTAAAAAGAACTGCTCCTGAAATCTATAGTTTTGCTACAAATCCTTTTATTGATCAATTGACTGATGCTCAATGGCAAGAAATCAGTACAAAAGATGCAAGTTATCGTGAAAGACTTATGGGAGCTGCAGAAGCTTTTCAAATAGGTTCAACGCTGTGGGGCGTTCTCACTATGTGTGAAGCATTAACACAAACAAAGTTTTATGTTGTAGAAAGTTGGAGAACCCCCGGTTATGGAAGATCGGGCGTTAACCCAGCCCAAGAAATAGTTCTTATTCCTTTAATGGACTCTACTAACAATAGTGGTTTCTTTACTTGGGATCAAAGCAAAGTTAATACAATTTTGAATACTATAAAGTATTTTACATTTAATAATTTTGTAATTAGCTTTGGTTCGCCTATTAATACACTTACTCAAATTTCTGGAAACTACGTAGCAACTAACGGTGGTTATTCAGAATACTTTCATTTGCAAACATCTGTGAATGCAAACGGTTTGAACTCACCTGGAAATATACAACCAGGTGCTAACACAAGATATTGGGTAAAGAATAATACAAGCAGCGTAGCTCCACATTTTGCTCACTTGCAAACACAAGAAATAATTATTGACTTAACAGGGAATATTAATTTTGTTAGCAGTACTGATCCAACTGGTTTCCCAGAAAACAGCGTTGCTCTTCCTTCTATCCAAGTTACATCAACAGTCTATGGTGCACAATAATGCCAATTTTACCAAACAATACAGACCCCTCAAAAGAATACGTAACGCAATCGGTTAATCCGCCTTTAACTATTGACGGTGTTGTCTATAATAAAATTTATTCACACACTGGTGTAATTGATACTTTATCAAATATTCAAAGCACTGGATATTCAGATCCCAATGTAAACATTTTTAATCAATCAAATAGTATTATTAGTTTTGATCCACAACTACAAAAATCATGGATCTCAAGTACTGATTTTGGTGGACCTACAAGTAATCCTGTAGTAATTACTTACGATATTGTAAATACTACTTATTACAACAATATTGTTTTTGATGTGCTTAACGTACCTTGTTTTGTTGAGATACTAGACGAGAATGATAATCCATTGCCCGGTTCCTCAACATTCTCAATTGCCGGTGGTGGAGACATTTACACAACTACTAATTGGTTGCGTTTAGAATACAATGCACCAACTAACCCAACACCAGCTACAGTATCAGGTACAAATGGAACAAGTAATTTTACTTATCCATTAACTGGTGTAAGCGAAATATCTATTCGCATTACAAGGAATAAAACTGTTCAATCTAACTCGGGTAATGGAAATACTTTAACAAATATTGCTTATTCAGTAGGTGTACAAAACTTTAGTATCAAATTAATTGTTAAAAATAATTCTGATATTCCTGCCGCGGTTGTTAGTGGTTCTAATTCTATTATTACACAAAATCGTTTTAATTTTGTAGAAACATATTCTTATTCAGTTAATAGTGTTTCTAATATGTTTGTTAATGATTCAACATATTGGAAATGTGCTCCACAACCTGTAAAAGACTCAATCGTATATTTTTATATGAAAGTTAGCGATCCAACGCCAAAAACAATTAATAGACTATACATTGATCCATTGTACAGTGGTTGCAAATTTAATGTCTATTACACTATTCAATCAACAATTAGTGGTACAGTAGATCCAAGCACTTTCTCTTGGACGCCTATTCAAAGAGATTTTTCTTTAAGAAAAGGTTTATACGATTTACCAACCGTAAGCTGCACGTATTTAAAAATTGAATTTATAAAACTTATACCAGAAGTATATGACCTGCCATTGGATTCAATTAATAAAACTATTAATGTTTTTCCTTATGATGTTGAAAATTACTTCTCTCAACTAGAAGCAAATATTATTGACGGTAATGCAGTAAAATATGCAATTACTAACCCAGGTGCTATTGGTGTTTCAACTATCTTAAACCAACAGATTAGTAACTCAACTATCCTGGGTAATGCAACTGCAAATATTGGTAATAATTCTACTTTTCCAAGTCTTGCAAATCTTAACTCAACACAGATTAATAATCCTACTACACAATCTATAAATACAAGTTCATATATCATTGACCCAAGTATTAGTTACAAACTATTAGATTCTAATGGTAATTATAACTATAGTTCATATAATGAATTCCTTCAAAGAAGATTTCCAGACAATCGTGTCCATGTTTATAATCAAGTAAACATTAATCAAACTTGGCACCAAGCCTACTTTACTGGTATTAGATACATTACTTCATTTTTTGAAAATAATTTTGATGATCTACGTGGAACACCACAAAATTTTATTTCAAGCAATGGATCAAACACAGGATTCTCTAGCCAAGGTGTTGATTACATTAACCTTAATGTTGACGAAATTGCAGTAACACCATGGTTCTCTACCATTGATAGTTTTAACGCATTTAATATTGGTGGTTTAACTACTGACTGGCAAAGTTTTTTAACTCAAGGCAATACAATTAGCAATGATAATACATTGATGAATAACATTAGTGCTGCAACTTTAAGCACCATGCTCATTAATGCTAGCGGTACAAAAATAGGTACGCTTGGTACAAGTACTATTTATGCAATATCTGGTCAACCTAATACTCAATATGGTATCCAATCAGCAGCGTATTCTTTTGGCAATAATATTCTTAATTACTACAACGCTAATTTCCTACCATACTCTGGATCAATTTTAAATTGGTCAGGTCTTGGTGGTACTACAATAACTGGTACATCTGTAAATTATTATAATCCATCAACGGGTCTTAGTGGCACTGCTAGCGGACTAAGTGTTAGCGGTGGGAACTATACAGCAGCATTTAACTTTACTATACCAAACGTCAATGCAAGTGGTATCCAAACTTGGCAATTGCAATTTGGTGCACCATCGTTTGGTGTAGTTGGTTATGCAAGCTATACACAAGCCGGTGGGTTTAATTACTACTTTTTAACCAATGTCCAAGCTTCTGGTTCTACTAATATTAGTCTAAAAACTAGATTTATTAATCCAACAACTAATAATGTAATCTCTGGAACTACTGTGAGTGGTAGTACAGTTGCTGTAACTTCTGGATTTAATATAGCTACTGTTACTGGAACTAATTATAGCACTTCAATACCATCAAATACAATTCAATTAGTGATTAGTGGTAGCGCAAGCGTACCATATTCACTATATCAATTAGGTGTTTTCACTCAACCAACTAATAAATGGATTGGGCCATCCGACCATAGCAATATGAGAGTTAGTGGAACAGTACGTGTACTATTGCCAAAAAATAATGCAGGAACTTATAGAGCAAGTCTTATTGGCACTGATGTATTAGGTAACTTATCTGAACTAGCTTATAAAATTTATACACCAGGAACTATGCCAATAAATACTTGGTTCGATGTAGAACTAGAAGGATTTACCGGTAGCAATTACGTATCATTCGTAATGGTTATAAGGCAGATTGTACCAACAATTAACGAAATTTTTTATGTAAGTATGCTTGCACCATTCTATCACCCAGTGCGTTATGAATTTACTAATACACAAAACAACAATATTACTGGAAAAACAGGTTGGTATCCAATCACTCTTGGTGTAAATGATGCAAATAGTTTTATAAGTACTGCATCTGGATTACCAGCCAGTGGAATACAAATACGTATGACAGCTCTAGACCCTAATGTTTATGTAACTGGAGTAAGTATTATTCCACAATATAAACAAAACTCATATTACTCTAATCTTGATATAAATTACATTGGAGTGAGTAAAACCAATGAAATTAGTTCACGACGTAGTATTAGTAGTAAACCTTATTTTCAGTTGAATTCTGAATATCATCCAGCTATTTTTAA